TGCACTCAAGAAAGTAAAATTAAAGTAGCTTATGAAAGTAACAATTAATGAAAAAGTATGCCTCAAGCATAAACTGACTCTGACTGAGTTCCTTATGGCTTTAGCTGTAAGAACCTGCCAGAATGTTGGAGAAGTGCTTGACAACATGCTTAACAGAGAGATTCTTGTTAAGCAAGGGGAAGACTATCTCATCACTCAGCATTGGTCTGATGTCCTTGATGAGATTATCTCTGACTCCTCTGGCAATATAGAAAAGTCCGATGAAGAGCTTCTTGAGCTTGCCAAACAGATGAGGGAGCTCTATCCTCAGGGCAAGATGAAAGACAGGTATGGTCGCATGACACCTTATTATTATAGGTGTAACAATGGTGAGGTAGTCAAGAAACTCAAGAAGTTCTTCACTATCTTTGGTAATGTGTCTGATGAGGATATTCTTGATGCTACTAAGAGGTATGTGGCCTCCTTCCAAGGCAACTACACTGGTATGAGGCTCATCAAGTATTTCATCCTCAAAGATGATGTCAAGCCTTCTGAAGATGGTACTGGTCATGTTGAGCAGATTTCAGACCTTGCTACATTCCTTGAAAACAAAGAGAGTGAGGAGGAAGATGAAAATAATGATGACTCTTGGCTAATGACTTCAAGAAACTGAAATGAATCTAGTAGAACGCTCTCTCAGATACATTGAAGAAAGAAAGCAAAGGTTAGAACAAGGTAAAATAAACTGTATACCAACTCCATTACCACAGTTTAGGTATGACTTCCCAGGTACTGAGCAAGCTACTTATTATCTCATCTCAGGAGGTGCCAAGGCTAGTAAAAGTAAATTCACTAACTTTGTATTTCTATTTAATACCATCCTTTGGCTGTATGACCATCAGGAACTTATACGTCTGAAAGTGTTTTATGCATTGCTTGAGGAGACACAATTGAATATTATGCTGAAATTCATGTGTTACATCCTCTTTGTAAAATATAAAATTCGTATAGACATTAAGACGCTGAAAAGTATAGCAAGTGATAGAAGAGTATCTAATGATGTTCTTGATGTTATTAAATCTATAGAGATACAAAGCATCTTGCATTTCTTTGAAGAACATGTTGAATGGATTCCTGATAGGAATCCTACAGGCATATTCAATAATGTTGAGAAGTATGCTAAGTCTCATGGCATTATACATAAAAAATGGAGTGAACCGCTTGAAAAAGAAGTGTTTGACTGGTATGAACCCAATGATCCTGATGAATATGTGCTTATAATCATAGACCATATAGGAATTATATCTGATGAAAGAGGATTTGATAGAAGAGAAAGCATAAAGAAGCTGTCAGAATATCTTAAAATCCTCCGTAATAAATATGGTTATAGCCCAGTAGTAGTTCAGCAACAGAATTCTGAAACTTTGAGTCTGGATGCTTTTAAAGCCAATAAAATATTCCCTACGCAAAAAGGTTTATTGGATTGTCAGGACACTTCAAGAGATTGTGATGTCTTTCTAGGTATAGTCAATCCTTATAGTTTTGAATTTAAGACATTCGGAGAAGGATATGACATCACTAAACTTCGTAGTTATGCAAGATGGCTGAAGGTAGTACAAGGACGAGATGGAGAAAGTGATGCCACCTTAGGAATGTACTTTGATGGTGCAACAGGGTGGTATGCAGCATTACCAAAAATTACTAATACTGTTGAACTTAATAAAGTGTATCAGTTAGTTCAACGTAATAGACAAGTTATAACTTAATAACTCTCTTCAATTATTTTATTCCTATTTTAAGCAACATACCTGTCTCATTTGAGATGGGTATTTTTGCAGTCACTAACATTTAAAAAAGAGTAGAAGAAAAAGTATGGCGACTATAGTTGCAATCCTTGGGTCTTCTGGAGACGGAAAGACCACCAGTACCATCATCAACCCTGATGGTAAGTTTGACCTTGAAAACTATCAAGGTATGAATCCTAAGAGTCATTTCATCATTAATCTTGATAGAAAGACTCTCCCCTTCCCAGGTGGAATGTGGGACAATGAGCATAAGAACTACATTGAACCTCAAACATTTGATGACATCAGAAAAGCTCTGGCTTATTGTGCCAAAAATCCTGAAATTAAGTCAGTAGCCATTGATACTGTCAATATCTGGCTGGCTATGAAGGAGTTCAATGATAGAAAGAAGATGTCGTTTGACCAATGGAAAGATGTGGCTAATGATGTCATTGAATTGAATATGCTTTGTAATACCACACTTCGTAAAGACCAGATTGTCTATATTTTTGGTCATACAATGCTGGAGACTCAGCAGGATGGTACAGAGAAGATGGTATTCTCAGTCATTGGCAAGAAACTTAAGAAGACTCAGCCTGAGGGCTTCTATCCGATTGTCCTGATGACCAGAGTAGATTATGGAGATGATGGAGACAATAAGTATTTCTTCCAGACTAAGGCCAATCACAGTTCTGCAAAGACTCCTCTTGGAATGTTCTCAGATTTTGAGATTCCTAATAGCCTCAAGCTGGTAGATGACACCATCCGCAAGTATTATAAGATTGATGGTAACGTAGAAAAAGCTGCCTAATAAAAAAGGTTAAGTGCTTGCCATATTTGGCAAGAAAAAGAAATACATAATTATTAATTAAAAAACAAAAATCAAAAACCACTATGGAAAAAAGAATTAGTTATTCACAGTTTCAGCAGGTGAAGTCTGCTGCTAAGATGATTGACCCCAACATGCGTAAGATTGAGGCACTCAAGAAAAAGGTAATGCCTCTGGTTACTGAGATGAAACAGTATCAGGCCCTCAATGATTCTCTTGAAGAGGGTATTGTCAAGGTCATTGGCTTCCATGTCTATGACTTGGTGAAGAAGGTCATTGAGCCTACAGGTACAGTTGATAAGCTGGGTAAGCCTATCAAGGTCACTAAGTATCTTCCTACTGATATTGTCTCTTATGATGAGCAGAAGAAGGAGTATGTCATCACTCTTCCTGATGAGGAGACTATTGTTCCTCCCACAACTGAAGAGGGTCCTGGATCTGACTTTGATGCAGATGCAGATGCAGAGAATGAGGCAACTCCCTCAGAAAACAATATGCCTTGGGAACAGTAATGTATTTTTTCAAACTAATAAAAACAAAACAACAATTATGAAGTTCGACTTTAAGAAGTATTTTGGCAAGGCTTTTCTTGCCATCGGTAAGACACAAGAGAGCAAAGAATCTGGTGAAGGTGGATTCAAGCGTTATGTAGGTGTAGGTAGCACCTTTGTCAAATGTGTTCAGCCTACTAAGAAGGAGATTGATGAATTCTTTGGTTTTGAGTCTCAGGCAGAGCCAGAGTATGTAAAAGACACAGAGAATGGTAAGGAAGCTCATATTACTTTCCTCATTCAGACTGACCCTGCTGCTAATAATGGTATTGAATTGAAAGCAAGAGCTATGTTTACTCTTCGTCAGGCTCCTGACTATAATAGAGATCAGACTAAGGTTAGAGTAATTGACCAGTATGGAAACTATACATGGGCTAATGTGGAGGATGCAAAGGTTGGCAAGGCTCTTGTAGGAGCCAATGGCAATCCTCAGAAGATTGATACTAAGTATCGTATGGCTTGTGTAGGTGAGTGTGATTTAATTGGCTTCCTCAAGAAGTATCTGTGTGTACCTGATGCTTTCAACTATGTCAGTGGTACTTGGGTAAAGAAGGATAATGCTGCTGAGTGTGTGTTTGCTTTAGAGCATATTAAGGACTACTTCAAAGGCGACTTCAAGGAACTCAAGGAAGCTATTGCCCTTCAGCCTAACAATAAGGTGAAATTGCTCTATGGTGTACGTACTACTGATGAAGGCAAGCAGTATCAGGCTGTATGTACAAGAGGTGAGCTGATTCTTAGTAATGCAGCTAATGCCAATGCCCTCACTCGTCTGGAAAAGAGTTTGGTTAATGCCAAGCAGAATGATGTTTATCAGAATATTGACTATAGGGTGTGTGAGCTTCAGGAGTGGACTGTAGAGCCTACTAATCTTGAGAAGCCTAGCCAAGACAGTGACCTTCCGTTTGGTGAGTCATCCTCTGATGCTATGCCTTGGAATTAATTCCTA